CCAAGGGTAGATAGACCTTCCTTCCAACAGTACAAATTTGATAAAAAAGATTTATTAAAAACTACTTCTAAAGCAGAGTTTGACCAAGAAAAACTACAAATACAACAAACTCTTTATTTAGCAAATCAGTGGACAAAAATTGATAATGAATTATATACACAATCTATATATTATGAACCTACAAGATTAGCTTCATATTATGACTACGAGTCAATGGAATTTACACCAGAAATATCAGCAGCTTTAGATATTTTTGCTGAAGAATCTACCACACCATCAGAAGAAGGTTATATATTAACTTTATATTCGGAATCCGCAAGAATAAAATCTATATTAGCGGACCTTTTTAATAATATTTTAGATGTTGATACAAATTTACAAATGTGGTGTAGAAACATGTGTAAATATGGTGACGATTTTGTGTATTTAAAAATAGACCCAGAAAAAGGCGTTATAGGATGTTTTCAACTACCTAATATTGAAATAGAGAGAGTAGAAACTGGTAACTATCCTAATGTTCCAGCCACAACATCTCCAGATGGTGAAAAAGAAAGAAAGTTAAGATTTCATTGGAAGGAAAAAAATATGGAATTTAATTCTTGGGAAATGGCTCACTTTAGATTATTAGGTGATGACAGAAGATTACCTTACGGTACATCTATGTTGGAAAAAGCTAGAAGAACCTGGAAACAATTATTATTAGCGGAAGACGCTATGTTGGTTTATAGAACATCAAGAGCTCCTGAACGAAGAGTATTTAAGGTATTCGTAGGTAATATGGATGACAAAGATGTAGAAGCGTATATCAATAGAGTAGCAAACAAATTTAAAAGAGACCCCGTTGTGGACCCTCAAAATGGTAATGTGGACATGAGATACAATCAAATGGCAGTAGACCAAGATTTTTTCATCCCAGTAAGAGACGCAGCTGCTCCTAATCCGATAGAGACTTTACCTGGAGCTACAAATCTAAGTGAAATAGCTGATATAGAATACATCCAAAAAAAGTTACTAGCGGCTTTAAGAATTCCTAAAGCATTTTTAGGTTTTGAAGAGGTTGTTGGTGAAGGTAAAAATCTATCTTTATTAGATATAAGATTTGCTCGTACTATAAACAGAATCCAGAAATCTTTAATACAAGAACTGAACAAAATAGCTATTATCCATTTATATATTTTAGGATTTGAAGATGAACTTGATAATTTTGCTTTAGGACTAACCAATCCATCTACTCAAGCAGAATTACTAAAAGTAGAACAATGGCAAACAAAAATTACTTTATATAAAGACGCTGTTAGTGACCCTGGTAATGGTATACAACCAACCTCAAGTACTTGGGCAAAAAAACATGTTTTAGGTATGAGTGATGAAGAAATAAAATTAGATTTACAACAACAAAGATTTGAAAAAGCAATCGCTAAAGAGTTGGAGACAACAGGAGACATCATTAAGAAAACAGGAGTATTCAATAATATAGATAAATTATATGGGGACATAGAACAGACTGAAAAAGAAGGGGGTGAAACTGCTGGTGAAGGTGGTGATGAATTTGCTACTGGTGCAGAAGGTTTACCTGGTGGTGAAGAAACTAGTCCACCACCTGCAGCGGAAGAAAGTCCTGAACCAGCCGCTGAAGGGTACAAGGTTGAGAAAGATTTACCACTAATTCTAGAAAATAAAGGGGTAGAGTTGCCTAATCTAGACGAACTTACACAAGAAAATAATAAAAAGATTAAGGACATACAAGAAGATATAGACGCTTTACTTGATGATGACTAATATTTATTAGAAAACAACATTATGGAAGGATTCGGAAAATACAAACACAATATAGACAGTATACTAATTAATTCTTATAAAGATAAAAAAACATTTAAGTCTAATTTTCATGTTATAATGGGCGGAATGAAATTATCTGAAGATTTTAGAGAATTTTTTACATTATATAACGATATAGAAAATAAAAAATTTAAAAGTATTAATGAGGCTAATGAGTATTTAACTGAATCTGTAAATATTCTTCGTACAAAATTAAAAAGTCTTAAAACCCCTTATAAGATTTTTAAACAAGTATTTTCTAAAAGAAAAAATCTATGTGAAAACTACACAAACGAGATTTATAAAAAATTAGATTACTTAATTTTTTCTACTAAATTAAAAAGTGTAGAAAATAAAATACAAATTAAAGAGGAGTTAACCAATCACATGACCCAACCACTAAATGAAAGTATTTCTAAAAGTGTGGATAGTAAAATTTTATCCCACGTACTTTCAAAAAACTATAATGAAAAATATAGTACTTTGACCACTGAGGAAAAATATTTAGTTAAAAAAGTTTTATCGTGTGACGATAAAGAAATTAAAAATCAAATACGTACATTAAAAGAAGAAAATTTAAAAAAAATAAATTCTATTCTGAATGAAAGTAATGATGATAACCTATCTGCAAAATTAGTAAAAACAAAAGATAAGGTTAAACAAATGGGTAATAGTAGGAACACTTTATTAAAATTACAAAAGTTAAATAGAGATTTGGTTTAAGGTAGGTTTTTTCTTATATTTTTATAAACCTATAAAAATATGAAACATGGAAAACACGTACAATTAAAACTAAATAATACCTTCAGAACTTCCTATGGAACTGTAGATTCAAAAAATTTAAAATCATTATTTATTAGTATATCATCTTGGGCTGAACCCCACGAAGACAGAACTAACTGGGATAGGATTATTGGTTCACTAAAAAAGAGTATCAAGATAGCAATTCTAAATAAACTAAACTCAAACCTATTTAAATCAAAAATGGTGGTGGACTTAGATATTAGGTCTAGTGGATTAATGATGAATAAAAAAAGCTTTATGAAGTGTGAAGTAACATTATTTACTACCAAAAATTTAAATATAAAATCACAAGAACTAATTACTAATATTAATGAATTAATTGAAAATACCATTGAAAACGCACTACATTCAAATTCCTACTTCAGTTTTCACCCTAAAAAAAGGTAACCACCAACTTTTTTAATAGTTTCAATGTATTTATAATATGAATAACAAAAGATAAAAAAATATAACATATGGCACCATTTTTAGACTTACAATCAAACACATCTTGGCCAGGAACAGGTAATAACCAGGTTAAAGGTTTACAAGACGCTTTAAAAACTGTTGACCCAATAACTCAGGTAACCCTTCAGATTGGATTAGGTAGATATGCTGCTGGTGGTTCAAATGCTATGAAAAGAGCTACCTCAGGAATGACGTTAAATTTATTTTTCGTTGACAACTACTTTAATGGTCAAAAACAATTTGAAAGTAAAAAATCAATGAACGACAATAAACCAGCATATGTGTTGAGATATGGTGACAATGACGCGTGGGAAATAATGTCTTGGAACATACGTTCACATGTTATGACTGGAACTACAGGACCTGACGCTTTAACAATACTTCCTAGAAACCAATGGCTTGGTATCGGTGGATTGAATAACGGAAGTAAGGAAGGTCACATGTTTAGTGTTGGAGACTTTAATGTATATTCTGGTGGAACTGGTGGTTCTGACAATACACCATGGACAAGACTACATAGTCATCCTTGGGGACCAGGATTCTCAGCTGGAACTGCAATTATAACAGGAGTAACATTTAGTTAACACTAAACCCACCCAATTTAATAATATCAAATAAAAGCCCTTTAAGGGCTTTTATTTTGCCCAAAGTATTTATTGAAAAAGAATTATATGAAGATTTTAGGACCCAAAGATATTGGCCACGGATTATTAATAGAATATGATGCTGGACATCTCTCACCACAAGACAATGTTAAAGTAATTAAAGAGATGAAAAACTCTGAGTTTTCTGATGAAGTGTATATGTATTGTATCTTACAAAAATATGGAACACCAAATAGAAATGGGAGAGTATACCCAAAAAGAATATTAGAAAGAGAAAATGATAGATACCAAGACGTTATTAAAAGAGGAAGTGCTATTTCCGAACTAAACCACCCAGAATCTTCACTAATTGATTTAGAAAGAACTTCTCATGTTATCACAGAAACTTTTTGGGATGGTAACAAACTAATGGGAAGACTAAAATTGTTAACAACTCCAGGATACCACCAAAAAGGAATAGTATCATCTATGGGGGATATCGCAGCTAATTTATTAAGACAAGGAATCACTTTAGGTATTTCATCTAGAGGAGTTGGTTCACTAAAGAAAAGCGGAGAACACAATGAGGTACAAGATGATTTTGAATTGATATGTTTTGACCTTGTTTCATCACCATCTACACCAGGCTCTTATCTATTTAAAGACATGAGTGAAGTTGATAATTATGATGAAGTATTAGAGACCGTAAAAGAAAAAGATTCATTCGACTCAAAAATAGATAGGTCGCTTTCTCTAATGGATAGATTAGATAACTTTCTTAATCATTAAAAAATTACTTCTATTAATTCATTAACACTAACTTTTTTAGAAAATAAATGTATTTATAGAAGCATAAACTGTATAAACTAACATAAAAACGAAAGTATATGTCAAAAGAATCTTTAATAGAACAAGCACTGCTCGAGGCTGAACAGTTGGAAAATACTATGAGGTCTAACGCAAAAGAAATACTTGCTTCAACAATGAAGGAAGAAATTGGAGAGTTAGTACAAGAATCGTTAGCTGAGAAAGACGATTACCTTAAGGAGCAAACAGAAGAGGACATTGAAGACGAGACTTTAGATTTTGAAGGGTCAGATGATGACGCTGAAGAAATGGAAATGTCTGTCGAAATTCCTGATTTAGAAGATGAGATGGAGGACGATGAACTCGCACCTCTTGATTTAACCTCAGCAACTGACGACGAAGTCATAAAAGTATTTAAAGCCATGGGTGATGAAGATGGTATCATTGTTAAAAAAGACGAAGATGAAATTTCATTACAAGATGGTGAAGATGAGTACTTAATAAAATTAGAAGAAAACAAAAATATGAAAACAAAAAAATCTAATTTAAAAGAAATGGAAAAAGAAATGGAAGTTGACGAATTAATGATGGATGAGGAATCACCAGAAACTGATGAAACAACTGAAATGGAAGAAGAAGTTATGTATGAAATCGAATTATCTGATGAGGATGAGGATAAATCAGAAGAAACTAAAGAAGACGCACACGAAGAAGAGATGGAAGAAGGTCACATGCACCACAAATTTAAGCAAGGTTACGACGCTAGACAAGATGACTCACTGGGAGATTTAGATGGACCAGAAAGTAGTTATTCACAATCTTTTGCAGACCGCAGACGTGAAAGAGAAGGTATGAGAAAATCTGCCAGAAGAACTCCAGACATGTTAAACGCGGGTAAAAAAGAAGTGGGTGAAATGGTTCGCCAAAATAACCTAGGTCAAAAAGTCCATGCTGGTAACAGAAGTAATTCTTACAACAAAGCTGCTAGAAAAAAATCTGGAATTCATTTACCAGAATCTAGAAGAAAGAAAGCTAGAATTTCTGAAAGAGCTAGAAAGGTTGCACAAAAATCTTCAGTATCTAAAAACTACGGTCAACTTAAAGAAGAAATTACTGGATTAAAATCTAAGAATTTTGAATATAAGAAGGCTTTGTCGTCATTTAGGGACAAATTAAACGAGGTAGGAGTATTCAATTCCAACTTAGCTTACGCAACTAGATTGTTCACTGAACATTCTACAACTAAACAGGAGAAGATTAATATTCTTAAAAGATTTGACAACGTCCAATCTTTAAAAGAATCTAAATCACTCTATAAGGTAATCAAAGAGGAGTTATCGACTGTTAAATCTCCGAAAACTAAAAAAACAATTTCGGAAGCAGTTGAAAAACGAATCAACAAATCCCCAAGAAGCGGAAGTAAGAGTAAACTAACTGAAAGTAAAGTTTACGAAAACCCACAATTCTCAAGGATTAAAGACTTAATTAATAAAATAAACTAAAAAAATAAAAAAACATGGGAGCATTATTAGAATCCGGAATGGTTGGTAACATTGGGTTAAAACACCTAAAAGTTATCAAAGAGGATACAATTAATAAATGGGACAAATTAGGTTTCCTTGATGGCCTTAAAGGTCATGGAAGAGAAAACATTGCTCAGCTTTTTGAAAATCAGGCAACTCATTTAATCAATGAGGCGACTGCAGCTGACAACTCAGGTTCTTTCGAAACTGTAGTTTTCCCTATTATTAGAAGAGTATTCTCAAAATTATTAGCTAACGAAATCGTATCTGTACAGGCAATGAACTTACCAATTGGTAAATTATTCTACTTCGTACCAAAAGTATCAAGTAGAGTTGGTGAGGGTGGTATGTATGAAGGTTTCGCTCCATTTGGAGCACCAGGTGCACCGGCAACACAAACGCCAAGTTCACCTACATCAGCTACAACAATAAACTTATATGACAACTTCTACGCAACTAACGCACCAATGGGTGCTGAAGATGGTCTTTATGACATCTCAAAAGGTTCGTACTCAGGTTATATCACAACTAATCTACAAGTTATGGACTGGAACGCTTCAGCTCGTACTTTAGGTTATGCTGCGACTAACTCTACAACTGTAACGTCATTAACATCAACAACTGATTGTTTAAAATCTGTGATTATTGGAGTTACTGGATTCCAGTCAACAGGTGAAGGTAAATTAATCGGACCGATGGGTAACGAAATAGATACTGAAGATTTCTTATCTTCTTTAACTTTAATTACTGAAAACGCTACAACTTGTAAGTCAGGTTCAACTAACTATAACGCTGGTGACAACATGTTATTCAGAGTTGTTACTCAAAAATACGGTAGGTCAATTGCGAACCCAACAAGTTCGAAAACATCTACAGCTTTCCCTGGTGGAGACTTTGACAGTATTTGTGATGTAACAGGTACAATTTACTTAGAGGCTGACCTTTCGTGTCCAGCTTGTATTAATTGTGACTCTGTAGACGGATATGTTTGTTCATACTACGCAAATCGTGAGTTCCAAAATGAAACATCACCATTTAGTGCAGCGTGGAGAGTTTACAAAGACCTAGAATTTGAAGAAAAAATGGGTGAAGTTTCTTTCGACCTTGAATCTGTTACAGTTTCGGTTACTGAAAGAAAATTAAGAGCTCAATGGTCACCAGAGCTTGCACAAGACGTGTCAGCATTCCATAATATCGACGCTGAAGCTGAGTTAACTGCTTTACTTTCTGAAGAAGTTGCTGCTGAAATCGATAGAGAAATCTTAAGAGACCTTAGAAAAGGAGCAGCTTGGGATTTAAGATGGGATTACAATGGATGGAAGAGATTCCAATCAGGTCAAGCACCATATACTCAAAAAGACTGGAATCAAACGTTAATCACTGCGGTTAACCAAATTTCAGCTCAGATTCACAAATCTACATTGAGAGGTGGAGCTAACTGGATTGTTTGTTCTTCTGAGGTATCTGCAATATTTGATGACTTGGAGTACTTCCACGTGTCAAATGCAGCACCAGACCAAGACCAATACAACATGGGTATTGAAAAAGTTGGAACTCTAGGAGGTAGATATACTGTATATAGAGACCCTTATTTCCCACCTAACCAATTATTACTTGGTCACAAGGGAACGTCATTACTTGACACAGGGTATGTTTACGCACCGTATGTACCGTTACAATTAACACCAACAATGTATAATCCATTTAACTTTACACCAATCAAGGGTATCATGACTAGATACGCTAAGAAAATGGTTAACAACCGTTTCTATGGTAGAGTTACTATCGATGGAGTTAAAACATTCGATGTTAAAGAGTTAAGATAATTATCGCTACTCTATATTATGAAAAACCCCTCTTCGGAGGGGTTTTTTTTATGCATCTTAAAGTATTTATATTAAAAGAACTTAAAATTAT